CATCGACGCCAGGTCCCGGCCCAGGTTCTCGTTCTGGGACTCACCGAGGTCCTCGAACTTCGAGATCACGCTCTCATCGCAGTAGAGCCGACGCTTGTCGCCGGAGCCGCGGCGGTAGTCCTGCACGGTCACGGGGGACTTCCACCCCACCTTGCGGTGCATGGTCCGGAGCTTCTTGACGAGGTCCAGCTTGGTGACAGCGGCGTAGTGGCCGGTGTAGTTCCTGTACTTCGGGTAGGTCGTCGGGTTGACGTTGGCTACCGTGGTATGGCCGCTCGTGACGGTTCCGTTGAAGCCGCCCGCCGCAGTGGCTGAGGCCACAACGTAGTAGGGGAGGCCGTACGGGAGCTTGTTGTCGCTGACCGACGGGGCACTCCACGCTTTGGCTTCCAACTCCTCGGCGAGGTCGAGCATGGCCCCACAACGCCTGGGCTTCAGGATGTTGACGACGAGAGCTTTCCCCGAATTCATCAGCACCTCTTGGCGGGTGAAGACCCAGTAGGTCTCCGCGTGTCGCCAGGGCACCTGAAGCTGGGTGAGAATGTCCTTCTGGTCAGTGTCGTCGACCTCGTACTGCCCCACATGGCGGGCGGCACCTGCGGTCGAGACCATGAGGGTCCGCTGAATTCCGATCCCGGAGTCTTCGACGACCCGGTCTTTCTTCAGCCACTTGGACATGACTTCGTACTCTTGAAGCTCCTGGGCGATTTGCTGGAACTTCATCCGGCCCAGCTCGTACAGAGTACCAGCCACCAGATCAGCAATGTCGGTGTCGGCAAGATTTGGCATTTTGTTGTCCTAGAAAAGGGGGGTTAATCCCCCCGGGCATGTTTCCACTCTTCTGCGTGCTTGATCGCCCGCTCCTCGGAGGAGCCACCAGACGACACTCGGGCCGTCGGGCGATTCGACAGTTGGCGTTGCATCCTGCTCACCTGATTGGCTCCCTCCCGACGCCCTTGTTGGCGTTGGTCGCTCCCTGAAACTACACGCAACGCACGTTCTCGGATCACCGGGGGGGGCGGTATGGGCCTCCCCATTCGGGCGAATCCGGACGTCAAAGCCTCACAGGTTTCGTAAAGCTCTTGACGCTTCAGTACTTCCATGCTGGTCGGCTCGAGGGCGGTGATTGGACCCGTTCCAAACGTCTCCTTGTACTCGTCAGGGAGGGAACCTACCCACCCGTCGAAGTTGTTCACCTCCTGCTGTTGCCTAGAGTACTCCTCCCGCTCCACCTGGCCCACGAAGGCCTGCTCCAGCCGCTTGAACCGCTGGTTGTGGTGGGCGTTCAGAGCTTCCATCTGCTCGATGAACTTTGAATCGTACGCCTCTGGGTCCAATTCCAACTTGTATTCACCCAGGCCAATGGGAGGTCCCTGACCAGGTTGGCCAGGTTCGACTCCTTGCTGGGGAGGCACAGGTTGGGGGAGCCCCACGTCAGAGGTCTGCCCCTGACGGATGGTGGCATGATCCATCTCGTTCATCGTATCGACGAGGCGTCCTTCCTCATCCAACTTCATGGCCTGCTCTTTTGAGAGGCCGTAGTCGGCGAAATCTTTCTGACTTGGTTCAGTGGGCTTACTCCCTCCCTCGGCCCCGTCGTCGGCGTACTCCTGCTTTACTCGGTCGCCCTCTGCGGGTTCCTCCCCGGGTTCCTTGGCGGGTGCCTCCCCAGGTTCCGGGCTCGGTCCGCCGGGGGCCTCCTCCCCCATGGAATACTCGCCCCACGGGAAGTCCCCCTCCGGCTCTTCCAGCGGGAGGCTTTTGTCTTCCGGGAAGGCCTCAGGGACGGGGACTGACTGCGGCTCCGGAGCTGGGGTCGGCGGGTCAGGTCGATTGCGTGTCTTCTTGGCTGGCATCGTTTCGGTTCTCCGGTTACTTCCTCTGAGGGTCAGAAAATCCACCGTTTCGATCAAAATACCCTAACGATTCGCAGTACTGCTTGCGGTGCTTCGGGGACGTAAACACCGCGGCTCCCCCTCGCGTGAACTGGGTTGGCACGCCTCGATCAACGCTGTCCTTCTCTGCCTCCCTACGCTGGTTTGGATTTACCCCCATGGCGCAGCTCTCCATCGGCCAATTGCCGGCGATGCTCCGCTGCGGACGGTGCTCCGCTTGTAAGTCTCGGAGGTACTGGTGGCCATTCCGACAGATACGCTGGGGTGCGGTGCCGGCAGTAAACAGCACTTCGATTGTGTCCCCTTCCTCTTCGTTCGTATAGCAATAGATCGGCATCCCTTCTCCTCCTCAAAATCCCGAGAGACCGTCCGTCTCCCCTTGCTGCGGCGGCTTACCCATTAGCATTTGGGACAAGACGGAATTCTGCTGCGACTGGCCGGACGGGCCAGGCGAACTAGTCCGGTTGTAGTTCCGCGTGGTCTCTGTAGGGCCTCCGCCGGAGGGCTGGCCGACGGGGCCATGTTCGTACGCACCCGGTTGGCCAGTAAAGACCATGAAGCTGTTCAGCTCTGGGAAGTCGGCGTATTCGGCAATCTGCTTCAGCATGGCCTCAAAGTTGATCGTCACCCCCTGCTGGGCCATTTGGGGCCCTAGCGGCAGGATGATTTCCTTTAGCAGTTGCATCATCACCTGTAGCATCTGCGTCGGCGATCGGTAGACCATCGAGTAGGGCTGAATCGAGATGTTGAACTCGCGGTAGTCGTCCTCGATATCCTCGCCGCTCCAGTTGATCGGAATGTTGGCGTGACCCCCCGGCGAGGTCTTGGTCATCGGGATGTTGACGAACGGGTCGTCAAACAGGTAGAACGCCAACGAATCGAAGATGTTCGAGGTGAAGGCGACAGTCCTCTTCCTCATAAAGGTGATTCGCTCATTCGCCTGTTGGGCCAACAGTTGCTCCTGGCCCAGGGTGTCGGCCCCCGTCGAGAGGCCACCAAGCGTATCAGTGTTCCCCTGCTGCCTGTTCAGAAAATTCATGGTGGACAGGAGAAAGGCAAGGTTTATCTGCGTGGGGCCTCCGTACGAAACCTCCTTGGTCACCTCTCCGTCTATTCTGAGGATATCCCCGTCCTTGCTGTCCTTTATGGCCTGGATGTCTCCCTCATCCCCGCCCCGCACCGGGAGGACCGACTTCTGACGCTTGGCCTGCCCACCCAGCTTCGAATAGACGTGATTCGCTAAGTCATGCAGTTCACGCCAGACGGCGACGGGGGGCAACGGCATCGTGGTGTTGGGGACCGTTGTGAAGGAAAGCTTGCAGTAAGGTCCCCGCTCCGGACCTTCCCACTTCTCGACGCGGAGGGCACCGATCGAATCATTCTGATCCGCCATCGTCAGGACCAGGTTCTCCTCAGGGAGCCAGAAGTCCCACAGCTCGACGTAGTCCTGGTACTCGTCGATGTCGGCGTGGGTGTCGTACTGGATGTCCTCAATCTTGTCGTCACCGTCTTCGTTCGTGGACGTCTTCAGCGTCGCCGTCAGGGCCTCCCGGGCCTTCTTGTTGAAGTCCTCCGACTCCTTGGCCATCCACAGTGGCATCCGGTACCGGTTCCCCTCATACGCCACACTCTCCCACGAGGTGGCGTTGGTGTCGTGGACCCAGTCGTCGAGGTCGACTCGGTCGACATAAGGCTGCCATAGGTCGTGCCAGAAGCCGCCGGCCTTGTCCGAGTCCTTGTTGCACAGCCCAATCTTGCAAATGCCGATGGAGAACAGGGCGTCCTGTACAAGTCGGAGGAGCGTGTCTTCAAGGTGGACCTCATCGACCGTGTGGTTCAGGGCCATCCCCAGGTCCTTCGCGGTAGCCCTGAGCTGAGTGTGCGGAGTCCGTACCAAGGCCCGAGGGTTTCCCCCGACGAGAAGATGTGTGTAGACCGCCACCCCCATCTCGATTGTCATCAGCGGTGTATGGTTCGAGGTGCCACCCTCCGTCGCCGACCCGAGGAACTGCTGCACGTTTGAGATTCGACGCTCACGATGCGGCCGAAGCCTCCGCCGGGAATACTCGACAGCCTTCCGGAATCGAGTTAGTTCAGCTTGGTCGTTGGGATTCATGGCCTACCACTTCTCCGGAATGGAGTCTTCAAACAGCTTTCGTCGTCCAGCGAAGCTCCGGGGATCGGTCTTGCCAGGGCGGAGTTCTCCCCGCTTGGCCTTGGCAATCTTTACAAGGGACCGATCCGTGAACGCCACCCAGGCGAGCGAGTCGGCGATCGTACGGTCGCCATGGTTGTGGCCTACCCCCGTGGGGTCGATGGTTCGGAGGGAGCCGGAATGCTCGACTGATCCGTTCGGTAAATGGATGAACTGGAGGCATTCCATTAATGCGGGCTCAGAATGGTTGATGAACTGCTCGGCTTCCAACGCCATTCGGTAAGCACTGAGGGCAGATTTCTTCGCCGGCTTTGATGCCGGGTAGCCCGGGGTTTGAGTTCTCCTTTTTGACAGCTTCTTCTCGACCCGTCTGAGGAAAACGTCTCGGAAGCCGGTGTCTAGGACTGCGGCTCCGAACTGTTGTCCGGGTCCGGCGTCCTCCCAGATTAGACACGTCCGCCCCAGCCACCGGCAGATGGCAACTGAGACCCGAGCAAACTCCTCTGGACGGATCGAGGGATTGGCATACTCGCCAACCTTCTCACCGGTCTTACAGTCGTAGATTGACAAGCAAGAGTTTGAGGCCCCCGTACCGGCAGCCACATCTGCCCCAACCGTGTAGAGGCGGTCCCTGGGCGGTTCACCGACAGCGTCCAAATACAGCCAAAGCTGGAACCGACCCTTTGCCCTCTTCTCAAACTGCAACGGCTCGATTGTCTCTAAGTCGTAGTCCAGCTCCCCTACCAGGTGGGCCGGATAGGCGTGCTTGGTCACATGCGTCTCAATCTTGTCCGGTGAGAAGAACTGGTAGTCGGTCCCGCCATAGTCAATGTCAAGCTCTTGAGCGATCTCCGTTTGGTGGAGAGCACGGCTACACTCGTCCGCGTACCACGGTGAACGCAGCTTTCCGAACGGGATAGGCACTCTGGCCTTCGCGATAATGAGATCGTAGCGTTCCATCTCTCGTTGTGGGTCCTCAACCTTGGCCCAGAAGACTTTGTCAATGATCTCAAAACCGGTCTGGTGCTTCGTGTACAGCCCGGCGGCCTTTACCGGGTGCTTACTCCAATGCATGCGAAGCTTCTTGATGTTTTCCTTTTTGACGACCTCGTGATAGGCTCCCCCCGCCCCGTTGGGCGTTGAGTTGAACAGCCTGGACTTGGTTACATCCCGGGTGGCCGACAACACGGAATAGCCCTCTTCGACCAATGCGAACTCGTCGAGGACAATAGCCGTACGCCGGTCGCCCTGTGCAACATGGCCAGTCGTCGATTCGCCGTCGATCACAGAGCCCGTCTCGGGGTTGTCCAGATGCATCATCCGCCGGTGCTTTCCCCAATCGAACTTTTCGGGGAGGAGCCACAGCGGGAGGTTTTTCAGGACGAAATCGATCTTCCAAAACAGGCTCTTTGGGTTGCCAGACTGGTCGACATAGTTGGCGGTCCGGCTGACCAGTAGGTAGGACTTCCAGCTCTTGAAGTGCCACTCGTGCTCAATCGCAGTAATGAACATCCACGAGGCCCCCATATCCCGACTCTTCTCCGCCAACATGTCGTAACTGCCGAGGGCCTTAAAAATTTCGGCGTAGCCTTCGTCCTGGTACTTGTACGTGATGAACGGAAGCTTGGAGTGATCCTCGTCCCGTGGGTCGAACGTCCAAACGAAGGAGTTGATGTAGAAGAGAGGGTCGACTCGACACGCGTGCTTGATCGCAGGGATAATCTCTGGCCGCAGCTCCGCCTGCTCCAATAGCTGACGCCGCCAGAGGAGATTCTCCTCAAAGCCCTTCGGCACCAGGTGGAGGTAGGGAAACTGGGAAGTCATTTCAAATCGGTCGTTCGGACATGTGGCCCATCTTGGGTGGCGGACTGCCCGCCGGAGTCGTCACCTTCCGGGAAGCCATCCCCGTCCAGCTCAAGTGGCAGCTCGCTAATCTGTTCCTCCGTCGGGGGAGACGCATCTGGGTCGAACAGCCACTCAACACCGGCTTCGGTCGCCCAGTCCCGTAGGGATCGCACGGGGACCATCCAATGGAAGGAGTTGCCGCTCCGAAGACCCAACGTAATCATGCCGACTACTCGTCCGTCGTTCTCCCGAGCAACCAATCCACCAGACGAGCCACCCATCGCCGGACACGTGACCTGATCGAAGATTCCATGCTCCGAGCCTCCGAACTCTGGAATTCGGACACCAAGTCGTGAAACGATCCCGGAGGTAAGGGAGCAAGTTCCTCCCAGTTCTTTACCGCCTGGAGCTCCGCAGTGGTAGAGGCGTGTGCCCGGGGCCGGAATGGTCGCATCAAGATAGAAAGACGCCTTGGCCTCTGTGAACTGGCCAATTCGAACTCGAAGCAAGGCAATGTCTCGGCTGGAGTCAACGTTGACAATTTTCGCATCATACTTCTCCTCACCCACCGCACGGCCGTTGTAAACTCTCTCTTGGATGATCTGGGCGTCCCTGAAGCTGACCTTCTTGCGGGTGGACCCGTCTGGGGCGATCACCGTCTTCACTACCTTCAGGCCGTCTACGACGTGGTGGGCTGTGAGAATCCAGGTAGCGGGCTTCCCCTCTACAGGGACCTGAATAATCGTCCCAGACCCTTGCGTGCCGCCGCTGTTGTAGCCGGACGACGGACAGGTGATGTTGACGCTCACGTCCTGTAGCTTCTCACCGACGGACCTATCGGGGCCCTCGGCAAAGGCTGGGGCACACGACTCGATGAGGGCCACCACCACAATGGCAATGACGACCATGGGCACCACTTCTTTCAGTACGCCGTACAGATTCTTCATAGCTCTACCTCCTTCGAGGAACAGGGGAAAGGTCAGTCGTTCGTGACGTATCGCCAGGTGACGGACCCGGCAGTGAGGACAGTGTCGTCGAGGGTCATCTGCATCCCGAGGTCGTCGGGGGAAACGCAGAGTGGGACGCCGTTACCCTTGGGGTTCCAGAGGCCGGCCGCTGCGAACTTCACAATGCCCATGAGAACGGTGTCCGCTGTGTCGTCGATGGTCATTTCGACGGCTCCGGCCATCGCGAGGTTCAAGGCCCATAGCTCGACATGCATCCCCGCAACGGCTGCTGCGAAGACGTCGGAGGAGGCGGCGGCGTGTGATAGGACTGCTGTTCTCATTAGGGGTCATCCCTCACGTATTCCCAGGAAACCGAGCCGGCCACCAGGACCGCCCCGCTCAAGAGCATCTGCAACCCCACGCCGGTAGCCGTCCGACAGAGTGGGTTGCCGTTGCCGTCAGGGTTCCAGTTCCCTGCCGCGGCGAAGGTGAGTAGCCCCATGAGGTCGGTCCCGTCGGTGTCCTCGATCGTGACGTTGACAGCCCCGGTGATCCGGAGGTTGATGTTCCACAGCTCGACGTGGTGGCCGGCCTTGAGGGCGGCGATCTGCTTGGCTGTTCCGGCAGCGTGGGTGAGGGCGGCGTGTTGCATTAGACGCTCACGGGTTGGTGGTGGGGACTGTCGGTGGTCCGGCCGCTGGCGAGGCCGGCAAGCATCTCGTCGATCTCCTCGATCGCAAGCTTGGCGGCCTTGGAGTTCTTGCTCACCGAGCTGTCTGCGGAGTGACGCCGGGCCTCGCCAGCCCAGAGCGTATAGAAGTCCCGCTTTGACTTACGGGCCCATTGAAAGAGTCCCCAGCTCCGAGGGCCGGGGCTTTGGGCGGCAGTGATGCTTTCTCCGGCTTCACTGCGGCCGAGTGCTCCGCTGACCCAAGTCAGCATCGCCAGGAAGCCCAGGTCTTCCTCTTCACCCCACGCTGTGGCGGCCGGAGCGGGTAGAGACCCGGTCGGGGTGAACTGGCCTGTCGGGGGGAACTGGGGGCGGAGAAGGGCGAAGGCCTGTTCCTGGGAGATGCCTTGCTCTTTCCTCGCCTTATCCTGGGCAACCCTGAACTCATCGTACCGCCCCTCTCGGAGCAGTCTCGATCGGAATGAAGCTCGGCCTTCAGCTCGCTGCATGCTCAACGCTCCGGGTAGCCCTTCCTTTCACCCTCCTATTCTAGCAGTCCGGGTGGGTCGGTCAACCCCATATTCGTGGGTCTTTTGGATTTCTACTGAATCAGAGTGACCGCAGCCATCCTGCGGAGAGTCCTTTAATACCTAACCTGTTGCTATTCCACGAGTTCGGGTTCGCAGAGGCGATTATTGCACCGTGTGTAACAGGGTGGTAATTTGTCAACGGACTTGTCATTGACGTTTTCGTTGACAAACTCCCTTAATGGGGGGTCCCAGGAGCATCTGGGATTTTTCTGGTAGGATTTTCGGGGGGTTTGCAGATTCGGCGGATGCGGGAATTTGCGAGTCGGCGAGTAGGGGACGTAGGTATAAGGCCCCCGCGTCTGGAGGGGGTAGGGGGTCGGTTCAAGTCTGGGGCAAAAGCCCTGAGGGTATACTAGAGTTGAGGTGCAGGGAGGCGACGGAACGGCGTAAAGCCTTGCAGGCATGCACAATGGCCCGCACACACGCACGTATAAGATAAACGAATGAAAGATCACTAGCTTACTGTCGCAGCCTGCCATTATGGCAGGCTAGGCCCCCCAAAGGGGTGAGAGAGTACTGATGCGGATGACACCACAACACTACCGACACCTTTAAGCCAATAGGTGAACCAATGAAGATCACCCCGACCCAATGCCCAGAGTGTGGAGCTCGCATCAACGGCACGTTGGATTGGATTCCGGCCGTAGCACTCCTAGCAGAGACAACCCCCGGTAGCTTTGCATACACGGGGGAGAGTGACATTATCTGGGACGGGCAACACACCCAAACCCTGGGGGGGCAGCCCCTGATTGTATGTGAGCGGGGACATAAAATTACAGCCGCTATCGATCCAGAGGACTAGAAGCCACGGCAACCCACCCTTGACCCTGGAGGTCTCACCGTGTTCCAAGATCAATGTACCCCCGCACAGCTAGCCAAGGTGATCTCCCACTCCTCCGGCCCGGCCAGACCCTGGCTCTCACAATGCGCTCCGCGTCTGGGCGGCCAGGGCCATGGCGCAGGCGCATCTATACCCATGAGAGAGAAGGATGAAACCATGCCCCACGACACCGATCAACTACTGGCTCTCGTTCAACGCTTTGCCGACTGGGCAGAAGAGGCTGCCCTCCGATGGGAGGCAAACGACGTTGCAACCGCAATCCAAGAGCTACTCGCGGCTCGGGAGGACGCCAACGCCATCTTGGGCCTTGCCAACGACCAGAAAGACGACGTACCACCCCGGAGAACACTGGCACCCCACGTCGGCCATGAGTGTGAGCACTCCGCCGTCGCGTACCGATGGAACGACGTCGTGGGCTTCGCAACAGAGAACGGCCCGACGACCTACCTCCATCCCCGCCTGGCCCAGAAACTCGGCGAAGCACTGCTCACCCTGGCGGCCGACATTTACCGTGCCCCAATTGATGAAGCCACCGCTATTACCATCACCCCAATGGACGAGGACTAACACCATGTCCCAGACACAACTAATACGCGGCGTCGCTACCTCGATTCGTTTTGAGGAAGAAACAGATGACACGGTAATCCGCTACCATTCGACCGACGTGGTACGCTTTAACGCAGATCGGATCATCCTCGATTCCGGCGGCAAGCAAACCATCACCACAAAACTGAGAATGAACCAGGCGGCCAACCAGTTCGGCTTAGGCTTCCAGGTTTTCCAGGTTTTCCAGGTTAGGCGTAAGTGGTTCGTGTCCGTCGGCGAGGTTATCTTGGACTTCGTCAACGGAATGGAGATTAAGAGGGGCAATCATCATCATCGTCACCAGGTGGAGGAAAAGACCGATGCGAGTAGCTAAACGCGAGACCCTACCCCATTGTGTGGAGCTAATTGTCCCTTCCCGTAAGGCCAACTCGACCCCGATCCCTACGGAGTTGGTGGATAAGGCAGTCGAGCAAGTCGAGCGGAAGATGTGCGAACTTTTCAAGGGCTCCACAACCTACCCGGCGTTCGGTGGGAGGATTGACGACAAGGGCCTCCTCCACCGTGAGGCGGTCAAGGTGGTGCAAAGCTTCTGCACCACTGAGGATTGGAAG